CCTAAGCGGCGGCGCGTGACCCTTACTATCGGCCCTCACTATCATCCCTATATCTGCCTAGACTTAACATCTAAACCATCAAGCCAGAGTATATAAGTGACGGGGAATTACCCCTTAAGAATTGGAGACTCAATGAATGACCGCCCACTATTAGGTCGCCTCAACCTCTCAAGCCATCGCGCCTTGATGATCTGGACGATCACTTATGCAATGAATCACCGCGAAGAGATCAGCCCTGCGATGATTGCCAGAATGAGGCAAGGCAATCCCTCCGAAAGACAGGCCGCGCAGATGCTCTCGCTCTTTATGCCCTAGACATCCCCGGCCTCTCATTCCGTTATCAAATTGTTATAAAGCTGCGCCCCCTTTTAACCTTGACGTATGGGGTAGACACCCCTAGAATTATGCAATCGGGACAAGCCCGAAAGAGAGAGGTAAGGCTATGAAGAGACTAACCGCGCAGGAGATCATAGAGAATAATAAGAGAATTATAAAAGAGAATAATCTTAAGAATTGGCAAGAGATCCATAACTATACGCTAAACAATAGAGTAAACAATTTTGTAAACTGTGGCGCGTGTGGTTTATTTATCGGTAAAGAAGAGCAAGATCTAGACGGTTATCACCTCGCTAATTTATGCGATGCTAATGATGAAATTGGAGAATAAAATTATGAACATCTACTCTATAAATTTAATCTTTACTACTGACAGGCCAATAGATGAAACCGAATTAGAAACATTAAGATCTCAAGTGATCGCACAGATAGAAGAGCCCGTTACGGCTGACGGTGATGATGTCGATTATATTACTAACCTAATTAGAGGGGGCAACTAATATGAATTGCAATCTATGCGGTGAGGTAATCGTAGACCTTTCGAAAGGTGCAATCGTTGAGCCCTGGGGCGAGACTTGCGAGAATTGTCTCGATGATATAAAAGAATTCGGGACATCTAGAATATAGATCGAAACACCCGAAAGGGTGTCTAGGCGTGAGGCGCCTACTGATGAGATCAGACTACCGAAAGAGAGACAGATTATGAAGAGCACACTAGAATATATGAAAGAAGAGATCCGCGAGGGCCTTAAATATTCCACACTAGAAGAGATAGAAGACCGCGCAGGCGAGGCGATAGACAGTCACCTACCCGTCTATAATAATGAGATAATCGAAGAGTGGCAGGCAATGCCTGGCGATTACGATAATCGGGGCGCGGAAGAATTAGGTTATCGTATCGGGTTCACTATCTACCAGTTAATGAGCCTTGACCTCTACGTTTATTATAGCGATCTATATGCTAAGGCGATAGAAGAGATTAAGCAAGAGCAGGATAGCGCGGTGAGCGCGTGAAACTTAATCGGCGAGGGCGTATCGTGAGGGCGATCCTAATCGGGGCAGGCATCACTCTAGCCTTATGGCTATCGGGCCACTTATGGTACACGGTAGAGGGAGGCTATTGTATCGGGTCAATGGCTAAGTGTATCGGGTACTAGAGGCGTACTATCTCGCACCCTTGACGGGGTGCGCGGTAGTCTGCAACTAGGCAGAATAGAGAGAGAGGCAAGAATATGAGAGAGTGCAAAAGCTGCGAGAGTGTGGATCTAGTCTATAGCGGCGTAGACGCCTTTATTTTAGGCGTACCTACTGAAACATATTGCTACCCCTGCGCTAACCAATTAGCGCGAGAGGGGGCGGTTATATGCTAGACCGCTGCGATAAGTGCGAGAATATGGCACGCATAAGAGTAACGGGGGCGGTGCCTCACGCTAATCTATGCGCCAGACACGCAGCGGCTCTATGCGAGAGTGTAGGGGATGCGACGGGCGCTGCTAAGTTTACCGCGTTAATAGAGGGAGATAGAGAGGGGGTAAGTGCGTGATAATCGAGAGAGTACACCCTACGGGGGCGATAGTAGTAAGCGCACTAGTAAAGTGGCAGGGCGTAAAGTGGCTAGAGAGTGCGACCTATTATGGCTATAGCGTGCGCGACGCTAAGCGATCTTTTAAGGATAGCTGCGCCCGATTAAACTACACAATAGAGAGAGACTAGATCTAGGCTATAGGTTATCTCCTATCCTCTCTCTACGGTAGAGGGAGAGGGTAGGGGAGGGCAGATAGCCCTAATAGATATGAAAGAGAGAGAATATATGAGCACACTAGAGGATAAAGTAACGGCCGTTAATTATGTGGAGGGCGAGGGCGGGCTATTGCTTGAGCTATTAGAGGGAGTGAGCACGCACGCGGATAAGGATAAGGGGCGACCTACTATCAACGCGGTACATATTGAGAGTGAGGGAGGGCTATTAAAGGCTAAGGCAACCGATAGATATCGCTTGATCGAGGGCAGCGTGCAGACACTAGATGGGCGACTAGACGCTAGCCTTATTTCACTAGAGGATATTAAGCGCATCATCACCCTATGCAAGGCGCATAAGGCTAACCGCGTGCAGCTATCGCGTATCGGTAACGCTCTTACCGTATCCTCACTAGGGGACGCGATCACCTTTACGCTATTAGACGGTACATTCCCCCCTACTGAAGAGCTCTTTATTAAGAGTGAGGGAGATCCAATAGCGGTAGAGGGCGTGGCCTTTAACCCTGCACTTATGGCCGATTATGCAAAGATCGCGGGTAAGAAAGCAGGGATCAAGATCTACTTTACGGGTGAGGGTAAGCCTATGCGGGTGAGAATTACGGGCGATAAGATCGCGTGGCGGGCCTTGCTTATGCCTATGCGCTATCAAGATTAAGTAGTGGCGTACTATCGTACTCTATCCATATACGGTAGAGTGCGGTAGTATCTTACTAAAGGGTAAGATAGATAGATGAGAGAGAGGGTAAGACTATGCAGCTACAAGAGATAGATACCTTGCAAGATCTAAAGGTATGGGTAGAAGAGAATATGCAGGGGGCTATAGTGGAAGAGGGAGAGGGCGGAATAGTTATCCGCACTAATCTAATCTCCACTATGGGCGGATATCTACACGAAAGAGAGAGCGAGTAATGCTAAGTAAGAGAGAGATCTTAGAGATCATAGATAGCACGGCTAGTTTTAATGCCTATATTGAGGGAATGGATACCCTTAACGGCCAGTCACTAGATCTAGTGATGCAAGTGGCAGGGGTAGATGGGCAAGAGTGGACGGATGAAGAGTGCCTAGAGATCATTAAAGAGATCGTAGATCACACTAATAATTACCGTAACACGCACGACTGGGCAGACTAGCGTGAGCGATTACTACTACGCTGCCGATCCTGCCTTCTACGATAACTCGGAGTGGGCCACTTGTGATACGTGTAAGAGAGAATATGACCGCAAAGAATATAATTCTGATACGTGCGTAGAGTGTGAGAATAAGCTAGATCCCGCGCTAAATTGTGAGTGTGGATATGAACATTGAGAGAGGGAAAATAATGAATAAAGAATATCTAATTGCTAAGGCGGATCTATGCAAGGATCTAGCCATTGAGCAGCTAAGCAACGGCGAGAATGAAGAGGGAGTGAAGAACCTCAAGCGTATGATACGGGCGCTAGAGGAGATCAACCTTATTAACTACCTAGAAGAGAGAAGAGGGCGAGAATGAGTAACTTCTATTCGACTAACGAGAATCTAATCTATCTATATGAAGTCACCGACCCACAAGGCGTGGCCATATGGGGAGGAGAGAAGATCGAAGATATGTTTGACTGGTACTGGCGATCACCAGAAGGGGCGAGGGTATTTATATCTGCGTGGAATAGCAATGATGAAGATGCCCATATGGTGGGTAGACCTATCGAAGTGACTGCAATCGTGGGATCTAAGGTGGGTGAGGGCAAGTGACCTTTAGTTTAGGGATACTAGCAGCGTTACTGCTAGCATATGCACTGATAGTAGTGGAGGATAAATTTAATGACGGATCTCGATAAGAGAATCAAGGGCGCTATGAATATGGCTGTGCGCCAGCGTAACTATCGGAGGGCCAGAGATAGAGCTATGACACGCCTATCCAATGCTTACCCTGAGACATACAAAGAACTGCTCGAACAGGAGAAAATTGTAGATGAACAGATGGGTAAGAAGTGGCTTGATATTGACGGCAGTACTGACCAGTATATGGATCTTAACTCCGATACATCACCTACGGGTGGAGGAGAGGGCGAGCAAGCCAATTCCGGTCCAGACCAAGGCAACGATGGAGGAAAAGCGTGAGAATAAACGAATCGCCAGACAATATAGTCTCGCTCTCGGATATACGCACAAGCAAACAGCGTGCCTTATCACCTTATGGACCCGTGAGAGTAGGTTTGACCACCTCGCTAAGAACCGACAAGGATCTTCAGCTTACGGAATTGCTCAACTCCTTAGAGAGAAAAGTCGAGAGCCTGAATTACAAATCCTTCACGGTATACGATACATTGGTCATCGCTATAGAGGCGATGCGTGTAGCGCTCTCAGACATTCTGATCGAAGAGGATGGTACTGATGAGACTCCTTGATCTATATTGCAAGGCAGGAGGAGCGAGCAAGGGCTATGCAGATGCCGGCTTTGATGTTGTAGGTATAGATATCAAGAAGCAGAAGCGATATCCCTATGAGTTCATCCAAGCAGACTGCCTTGAGATCATCAAGGATCTTGATTACCTACGCACCTTTGATGTAATAGCTGCAAGCCCACCTTGCCAGACTCATTCACGCACCAAGCATTTAAGAAACGCTCAAGGTAAATCAACCGACAAGGTAGACCTTATCCCTCAGACAAGGCAAGCCTTGATCGAGTCCGGTAAGCCATACATAATAGAGAATGTTCCTGGTGCTCCACTGGTAGATCCGGTCCAGTTCTGTGGTTCATCCTTCGGGTTAAAGGTACGCAGACATAGACTCTTCGAGTCCAGTATCAAGATAGTTGGATCTATCTGCAACCATAAGACACAAGGTAAACCGGTTGGTATCTATGGATCTATGCGTGATGAGATCCCTCAAGGGGGACACACTGCCAAGTCAATAGAGGAAGCGCGGGAAGCGATGGGAATTGACTGGATGATCTGGGGAGAATTGGTAGAAGCAATACCGCCACGCTATACCTATGAGATAGGCAAGCAGTTACTATCCGTGTTACAATAGTTTTGTTTCCTTCCAGCACAACCTAGCCCTCACCGTTACCTCTTTCCGGTGGGGGTTAGTGCTTTATCCACCGTTACTGTAGAACCCTGGACCCTTAAAGGTGATAGCGGGAGAGGACCAAGTACGAGACATAGACTGGTAGCAATCAGTACATACAGGAGCAATGATCTCAGCGTGGATAGACTGTTCGATCTCTCTGGTGCTACCGCACTCACACTTAAAAGCATAGATCATAGCTTTACTGCCTCTTCTATATCTAAGTAACCTACTAACTTGTAAATCTTATCCTTGTTATCAAACTCGGTAGACACTGGCATCACTTGTGTATACCATTTAGGTTCTGGTAGATCCATAAGATCAAAAGAATAGATACCAAGTGGAGTCGAGTTGATGTAGTACGGAATCAGATCTCGTTCTGCTGCCTGAGTGATGAGCTTGCGGTACTTCATCTCTTCGATAAGCAAGGTCTGATAGTGAGTCTGTCTGCATTTAAGTTCGATATAGTGGGCAGCCTTCTGGCTGGTGCAGTCATAAGAATCATAGATCCCTGGACTCTTAACTAAGTCAGGGTAGAGACTGCCTTTGAGATAGTTAAATAACTCTTCTTCTTTCATCTAAACGGTGTCTCCCCGCCTAGTTCTTCTTGCAATCTACGCAATGAGTTGGTACATCTACGATCAGCAGTGGATACTGCACACTCTAGGAACGATGCTATCTGCTGCAGCGTAGCGTTCTCATAGTGGCGCATACGCAATACCGCTTGGTCCTTCTCATCTAATTCGAGATAAGCCTTCTTAATATCTATCAGGCTAGCAAGTAGGTTGCCACCTTCTGCTGGGCTAGATGAACCGCGTGGTTGGCCATCCTTGATCATCTCTTGTGCCTGCTCTAGCACAGCACCACTTACGATGGATGCAATAACAAAGGGTAGTAGCTGGCCAAGCATTAAGGTTTCGTAGTAAGCCTCATCCATCAACTGATAGCCGGACTTGTTAGCCTTCTCCTTGCGTGCATAGCGTTCTGCTGCACGCCTCATCTGCCAAGCGATGCGCTTCTCATTATGCTCTAGCTGTTTGGCATCTTCAACACTCATCTGCTCGGTGATGTAATCATTACGGGTGATGGCCCAGGCAATACACTCCTGAGTTATATCATCCCTTTCAACCCAATGCTTATAGCGCCGATGGATTGCATAAGCAACCGATGGCGCTAACTCATAAACAATAGGATGCAGTTCACTCACAGTCTGTGTCTTCAACCTCTGGCCATACACCATCTAAGACCATCATTGCAATAGCAGAGTAGTTCAATAGATCGAGGAATGAATCACGCAAGGACTCATTGCTAGGCTTAACATCTGAGTCAACCAAGTTGTTGATGCGAGCTATCTTATCCCACATACGTACACGCAGACCATTAAGTGGTCCACCTGGTGAGTGAGCAATATTCTTTGGGCCGTAGTCGTGATGCTTACGGATAAGTAAATTACCTGCTGCATCCATAATACGCCAGACATCAGTAGCAAACTCAGGGTTTACCTTGTCGGTGTAGGGCGCAGTAGAACTGTCTCTGTCTCCGTATTGATCTCTAGGATCTGGAAGCCCATATGCTGCAAAGTCTGTATCATCTGTAGCCATTCGTCTCTACTCATCCTTTCGGTTCGCCCACTAGCAGGGTTCTGGTGGCATCTGCACCATATGCTAAGTAGTGATCGTTAATATCCATACCAGGTGGTAGTGTAACAATAGTTGAGTTTAATATCTCGTTGGCGACACGCTTAGAGAAGTCAGCACCTGGGTTACTGCCATCCTCTTTGATGTCGTTATCGCCTACAACAAAGACTGTTTCATATCCTGTAAATAACTTCGGGAAGTGTGGCTTCCAAGACTGAACTCCTGGTACACCCACTGCTGGTATACCCAGCATCCCGCTAGTGATGACCGCATCTAGTTCACCTTCGCAGATAACTATATGAGGTGATAGTGGTATCACATCTGAGACATTGTAAAGGTGTGCCTTCTGTCCAGTAGGTGAGCCATACTTAGGTTTGCCATCATCTAAACGCCGAAACTTAAAGCCTACGCAACTGCCACCGGCGGTGATGTAAGGGATAGAGATCCATCCTTCATACATCTCGTGACCATTCAGTGGATCGGTCACCGTGCCTAGTTGGAACTTAGCTGCTACAAGTTCAGAGATCCCACGTTCGTCTAGTGCGACCAGAGTTTCCGGACTTACCTCTTGGGCGTATCGCTGCGCCGCTTCCAGTAGCAATTTCGACTGCGCGTTTGAGGCCATCCCTAAACTCCAAGTTCTCTATGATGCAGACTATGTTGACTGCGTTGCCACCTCTACCGCAAGTGTGGCAAAAGTATAAGTTCTTATATGTGTTGATTACGGCAGACCTACGTGTGTCACTATGCAAGCAACACTTAACTGATACATCCTGTCCTTCTCGTACTTCCCCACCGAAGTAGGTAACGATTGGACCTATGGGGATTGAGTTTGCATCAGTGGAGCCGGAACTCCCTTTGCCTTTACCCAACCTTGACCAGTCTTGTGCTGACATACACACCCTTCACACTTCTCGTGCCAGTGTGCAGCACGCTTGAGATGGTTCAGTGAGTTCTCTTCACCTGCCTTGGTACAGTAATCGCAGATCATTCTTCTACCTTCTTGCTCTCTAGTTCTTGTTGACCCTTCTGCCAGGCAACGCCTGCATCAAAGCCAGCGTTGTACCCTTGATCGAAGGACTCACTCTTTGCAGATTCATAACCTAGCCCAGCTAATCTTTTACGATTCTCAGGTAGGCCGATCTTGGTTGTCATACTTTCTTTGCCCTCTTCTTAGGTGCAGGCTTTTCAGCAACGTACTCTTCGACTGCTTCTTCAGCATCAGCTTCTACGATTGCTTCTTCTAATACTTTTGGAATCAGGATCTCTGATGTGGTGATACTACCTTCTGGTACTGGCATTATTGCTTCTCCTTTAGCCATTGTGCTAGGTCCTGAATGACCCAGGCTTGATCTATTGAAGCGTTGCGACGCTTAACTATCACATAAGACAGTGGCACTTCCCCAATACCACGAGCCTTAGCGTAGTTAAGCGCCTCAACTTGTGCTTCTCTCCAGAACTCAGGCAACGAAAGAGTTGCTCGGTTCTTGAGTTCAAGGATGTAAGTCTGTCCCGCGATAACAGTTACGATGTCGCCTTCATCCTTTGCCCCAGCTTTAGTCAGACGTTCTGCAATGGCACCCATCTTACGTAGCCACTTCATTACATCTGTCTCAAACTGAGAACCCTTAGTCTTGTTGTACTGACTCATCTACCAGTACAACCTTGTTGATCTTATAGATGACGTTGCCTTCTTCATCCTTAACTAGTTCGACAACACCAGATTGAAGCAGAGCACCAACGAAGTTGGTCAAGTCTACCTTGATCGCATCTATCTGTTCTTGTAAGTCAGCCATTTAATTCCCTATCTATTGTTGGACTATGTAGTCGCCTTGATATCCACTTACTGCATCGTTTCTTAGCATAACACCCCACGCATTTTTATCAGATATCTGACAAGCAGCGTAGTTGACAAATAGTGTTACGTAATCCTTACCATCTGCAGCGTGTGGACCAAAGCGGTTCTTTACTGCAGCTACCTTCAATTCACCATTGGATGGGTCATAGCCCAGCGTTAGGATCAGCGCCGGTAACTGACTCACCTTGCCGTGAATAGCACGTCTAGCAGGTGGGTTAGATGGTAATCCATACTCACTCTGCTCAGATACGTGGTGTAGCACAAGTACGCAGGCTTCAGTCTTACGTGCCATATCGTGCAGTTCCATCATTATCGCACGCAAGCCAGCCCACTCATTGTCAGTCTCTGCTGCAACGTTCATTAAGTTGTCTATAACAATTAACTCTGGAGCGTGACCATAGAGTTCTACATATGCTCTGATCTCTAACTCGATATCATCTAGTGATGGTGACGAATCAAAGACCCATTTAATATGTTCTAGTTTCCCAAAGTGTTTATCGTAGTAGTGCTTATCCTTAGACAAGTTTAGCTCCACCGATACTTGCGAGTGACCAGAGGCAACAGATGCTGCTCTCATCATCACAGTTGTAGTATCAGTATCTGCCGAGAAGAAGAGCGTTGATACATCTGCCTTCATTGCATAGACAAGTGCAAACATAGACTTACCAGCGTTAGGTGCCGCAGCTACCATACAGACTTGTCCTCGTCGGAACTTAATCTGCTTCATTGACAGTGCCTGCCACACGTCAGGAAGTGGTGTTGCCTTGGTAAGCACCCCACTCCAAGCGCGTGATAAGTCAAGCAACTTCTTCCCCCTTTATTTTTATTCGTCGTTCACGTCGAACTAATCTGCGTTGGCCTTCATTCAGGCCACCCCATATACCAAACGTTTCATTCTGTATTCCCCACTCAGCACACTCGCTCTGGTGAGGACACCTTCTACAGATAGATTTGGCAGTAGCAACTTCAATCGTGTTGCGACTTGCAGCATCATTTTCAGGAAACCAAAAGTCGCCACCGACTGTAGCGCAAGCAGGGTTCTCATAGAACCGAGGCTCGCGCACCGATCATCGAACCCAGATAGTTTCGCACTTGTCTGTTGCACCCTTTGGTGCAGCACACATATATCCAGTCCAAGGTCCACGAGCTGATGTACCAGTACGTAGAGCCATCACTCCGTGACGACAGGTTTGCGCTCCATCTGATGCAGGAGCAACTGGTGTTGCGTTAAATGCTGCAGCAACTGATGCAACTGTTGGTGCTGCTGGTGCTGCTGCGCTGGCACCTAGTTCAACACCGGTTGCCTTGATGTTAAGTGCGTTCATAGCAAGATCTGCTAGTCCAGATTCTAGTTCTGTAACTGATGCAGCATAAAGATTGATAAGTGTTCCATCAGGTAACTTGTAATTAACCTGGAACTTTGTTCCTTCTGTAGCCATTTATTTTCCTCCACTAGGTTTGATGTTGAGCCTTGCAGTTTCTTGTCCAACACTTACTGGGACATAACCAATAAGTTCTTTCACTTTATCTTTGTCAACTGTCTCACGACCTTTGATCTTTGTCCAACTGATTTCAATACCACTGGCTGTGACACCAACGGTTCCCTCGAAAGAAGTCTTGATTGAATCTCTCTCAGTTTCCAACTCTTTAATCTTTGCATCTAATTGTAGAAAGTGCAAAGCGTTCTTGTCAATTTGTTCGTCCTCAATCACTACTTCACTAAGGACGATATGTTCTTTTTTTAAGCCAACACAACCCATCGTTCCTGATGCGTCGTAGTACTGGCAGTAGTGCTTACAGAATGATTCATCCTTCTCAGGTTCTGGAGCTGACTCCATCCTCTTGATCTCAGTTAACCACTCCATAGCTTCTAGTGCAACATCTTCATCGTAAGGTTCTGAGTGAACTTTGACATCCTTCTCAGCACCATCACGAGCTATAGCAACTAGGTTAACTGTGTTGACCTTGTGACCATTCTGCGATAGTAGATATCCGTAGATCTGCACCTGCCAACGCTGTTGCTTTGATGGGAAGTAAGAAAGGTTCTTGACCTTGCTAGTCTTCCAGTCAATGACAGCACCGGTGCTAGGTATAAATAGATCCACGTGTGCTTTCATATCACCGTGTTCTACTGCAGTTTCAACCAAGTAATCTTTACCATCAGGATCTAGGTGACCGATTGCTTCTTCGATTGCAGCGTGGATAGCAGTACCCATAATTGCTGCCAACTTTGATTGGTTATCGTTAGTCTCTGGCTGTCCGTTCAATCGGTACCAGACCTTACGACGACAGCCACCAATTTCAGATGGACCTACTTGTGTCTGAGTACTGCGATCACGAGAGGCATCTTTAGCGTGGAGCACTGTGAGTAGCAGTTCTTTTGGATCTGTAATCATTGCGGGTTCCTTACAATAAATGCAGCACCTGGATAGTTGGCTGCTTCTAACTGTTGTGCGATCTGCTCACGCAGTTCTATCTCCATAAAGACTGGTGTTGCTGATCTGCGACCAGATTGTATTGCTTCCTCTATCGCATACTTCAGTGTCTTTTCCATTATCGCTTATCTCTATACTGTAGAAACGCATCGAGAGCATAAGCTGATACGAAGCCGATCAGTAATCCAAATAAAAATCCAAGCATTGTTTATCCTTTCTCTTGAGTAACTAATTGAATCGGAGGACAGGTGTTCACGTCAAGTACCGACGCGATCTTTACTGCGCGTTCGGCTACTACCTTAGACATCAGCAAGGACTTATACGATCCAGGCTTGAGTGAGTAGAGATAGCCTAAGGCAAATGCTCCACCACTACCGGCTGAGAAGAGTCCACGTTCGCTGGAGTTAAAGGATAGATCTGAACCGATAGAAAATAACATCCCATCAAATGCCAGAAGATAAGCAAAGTTAGCTTCCTTATCGGATGGTTCGTATCCATTATCCTTGAAGGCAGCGTAGATACTTGGCAGTATCTTCTTGCCCATCCACTCAACAGGATCGTAGTTCTTATACGTTGGTGGTTTCCAATTAAACGCAAGGATATCTCCAGGTCGTGAGTCGCCCGTGATACCTAACAGATAGCTCCCAATGTGAACGATCTTCGGAGTCTGCGTGGATATGATGCGCTGATCGTTATCGGTGATCTGCGAATCAGCAGCCATCACTACGAAGTCAGGTCCTTGGATACCTACCAGAGTTGTCATTGGCAGATCATATCACGGCGTGTCGCAAGACACACTCTTACCAGGCGTGTGTACAATATGAGCCGTAGGCGAATAACGGTAGGCGGCCCTAGACGGGCCGAGGAGTGTGAGGAGGCCCGACAGTATGCTGCTCCGTCTACTCTCCCTGCAGAAATTCATAGGCAGGCGTAAGCCCTACGATGGCCTTCCTGACCCCTTTGGAGCCGATTTGAGGGCCTTAGGCCCGATCCACGCCTGTACCTGTGGCTGCACTATGTTCAATATCCTAGCGGCCTTTGAAGATTATGACATTGCTTGGTGGCACCTTGACGGAACCTGTGCCAACTGCGGAAATCTGGTAACAATTCCCTGCCCTGTGGATAACCCTGATGGACCACAAGCTAACGGATATTGATGAGGCTGCAAGGACTGGCACCTGTTCAGTCTGTGGTTTTACCAAGATTAAACTCAGAGACAAGAACCGACCCATCAACAGCAGGTATCGGTGCAAGTCAGTCTATAAACGTAACATCATCAAGAACCAGTACCCATATGCAATCCACAAGAAAGAGACCTGCGAGAAGTGTGGCTTCATACCAGTCCACATCAGCCAGCTCGACGTTGACCACATTGACGGGGATAGGTGGAACAACAACCCATCTAACCTACAAACACTCTGTGCTAACTGTCACCGTCTCAAGACGCACTTGAATAACGATAGCGATTCTGGTATTTTTTAACACAGTGGGGAAATATAAGTACTCACGAGTGCTGGACTAAACCTCTGCAGACTTCGCGGCCTGCAGGGGTTTCGTTCTTTTGGGCATAAAAAAAGAAGGCCGGTCCCCGTAGGGACCGACCTCCTGTTGCCTCGCGCTTATGGGCTAATTACTTAGCGCCACGTCCAAACTCTGTTGCCTTTGGGTCTAGTGCTTTAAGCAATGGACCTGCAATAGCAGCAATACCTGCTGTTGCTAGTGCCTTTGGATCTGTAACTCCTGCAAGGTATAGAGCAAGTACTGCTGCTACTCCTGCACGAAGATATGTTGCGAGCATTGATTTCATTTTTGCGTTCATTTGTTCTCCTTCTTCTTAGGTAAAGGCTTAACTGCTGCCTTCACTTTGTTGATGGCCTTTGGCTGGGGCAGCCAAGGGAACCAAGGAGAAGTGTCGTTGCCGCACCCTTCCTTGATCGAAATATGTAGGTGCTTATTGTGTTTATTGGAACCGGTGTAGTCACGGTCACCCTTTTCCTTTGACCAGATTCTGCCCTGGAATATCAGGTACTTGACTCGTGGATCATTCTGTAAATCTTTATAGGCAATGGTGCAGTCAATACCCTTAGCAGGATCGTGTGTGATGTCTACTGCAAAGCCTGAGTTGTGGTCAGAGTTAGGGTTCTGATGTACGTGAGCTGCGCTAGGGAGCAATCCATCTGATGCCTTCTTGCGCTTAGGAAAGTGTGCTGTTGCTTGGCGCAGTGCTGCGATAGCAGCAGGCGTTGCCTTCTTTGCTAATGGGATCATAGTTCCTTCTTCTGTATCAGAATCTGGTAGAGGATCTCTACTTTCTCTTCTAATCGAATCACTGAATCCTTGAGTGAACTGCCAGAGTTAGGCTTGAGTTCATTGAGGTAGTGCTTAACTAACCATCTGACTGCAGCAGCAAAGCCACCAACGATGGTTACTACAGCAACAGCTACTGTTGCATAGTCTTGTGCTTGCATTAGATTGTCCTAATTGTGACTAGAAGTGTGCCGCCAAAGCCAGAGAACCTTTTGTCCTCTGGAGTTTTGTTGATGAAATCCATCTCTTCGATGATGCCTAGATACTCTTCACCGGTTCTAAAGTCTTGAACGCGGATGGTGTCACCAACATTTTCAATAGCTTCAAGTTGAGACATACGGACATAGGCAGATCCTTCATAGCCTACTTCGTTACTGAACTTATCGCTCTCGTGGTCATAGCAGAATACTGGGTACTGGATCAGGCGTTGACGTGGGACTGCTGGCAGTGACTTCAACTGGTAGCCAGTAAACAGTGGACCCTTAGAAGAATCAGTACTTGATCTAATCATAGTAAACTTAAAACCTAGATACTCTTGTGATGTAGTCGGGTAGTTTACGTTGATCTCTGGAACAGTTGTTCCTTGTGAGAATGAACCGATGTTGTAGGTATTATCTCTTGAGTCAATAGATTCGATAGCAATGCCACCATTGGATGTATCAATACGAGCTTGTAATAGTTTATAGATCTTAGTCTCAAGTGTGTTGTAGCGGATGTAACCGGTACGTAGGTAGCCATTTGCTACTAAGGTTGTAGATTCAGCCCAGATGTTATTGCCTGTGGAAAATGCTACTCGGTCTGAGTTACCAAAGAAAGCAACCTGAGATGCAGTAGCGCTAGTTCCAGCAGCAACTAGATCCCAAGCCCAAGGAAAATACAGAGCATTAGCGATAACAGTTGTAGATAAATCTGTGCGTACTAGCCCAGCTTCGCCATCTATAAGGGTAGAGATGTAAGCAAAGCTGTCCCTGAAAGCAATAGCAGTACAGGCTGCATCTTTGAATAGAAGCGGTCCATACTGGATATCTCCAGTAGTATCAGCAACACCCACTCTAAAGCCTAGGTTGGTTGCAAGGATTGCATATGTACCAAGGTAGATATCAAAGTCATTGATATACTCACCGCTTGGTAGATCAACGATAACAGTAGGTGTCTCTAGGGTTGGAAAGCCAAGAGCGTTTGGAGTTGTTGCATCTAGGCTGATCTTGTAGACAGATGATGAGGTTCCGTTTGGATCATAACCTGAGATGTAGATAGCCTGTGGTCCTTCAGAGATACTTGACCATACCCAAGATGAGTTAGGATGGGTATAGAGTGCAGTAGGTAGTGCTGTAGAAGCGCTAGCATTGGCGTTAAGCTCATAGATAGCAGGACCGATAGCAGCAATAAGGCGCTGCTTAACATAGCGGATAGTGGCACGAGTAGTGCTGGCTGCTGAATAGATCTCAGTATCGCTAGTAGTTCCAGAGATATTACCTCGGTGAACTGTTGAACCATTAACAAAGAAGTATTGCTTACCGTTAGTAGTAAGGCTGTAGATAGTAGATGCTGTACCAGTTTGTGTGTACGTAGCTGGAGTACCAGTAGTAGATGGAATCTTCTTGAGTGCTGATCCATCACTAATAATGATGCAGTCATTGGTGCCATCATTGACACCGATCATCTGGGCAGGGGCTGCTCCAGCATAGAATGAAGCTGTATCATTAAGCAGAGTGGCCTGTCCTCTAGTCCAGACATCTATACCTTTAGATTCTGTGTACTGAAAGCGCAGCGACTCTTCTTGGATAGGCTCAAAATACTTAATCCCCGCTCCTAGGTGGAACGAGGATTGAGATCTAACCCACCAGCCGGTGAGCGTCTGCTCACCTGGTTCACGCGTCTGGTCAATCTGTTGCTTACGATACTGCGCTGTGACTCGACGATAAGGTTGTTCATCAGATGCAGCAAGAAAGAACGGTAGTCCTGCAAAGGCTACTTCGTAGGCTGGCCCAGTTGGAATATAGGCGGTAGATCCTGCAGGGTTGGAAAGTACATAGGGAATTCCCTCAGTAATATCATCGCCGTAGGGCATTGTTACTCCTTAGTTGTTAGACAGTGCTGAGATTTCTTCCGGTGTTAAACCAATCGCTGCAAGTTTTGCTTCTGCAGATTCTTTAGCTGCTGCCTTGGCTGTTGCCCTTGCTGCTTCTTCTGCTTCCATTGCTGTAATAGCAGCCGCTACTTGTTCAGCAGTTGGTGTTGCAATGCCTTCAGTGCGCCAAGCGATTGTAGAAATATCATCATTGACCATAGAAAACTCTGCGTCTGGATACATATATCGGATTGCTTCAAAGTTTTTCATACTAGGATCTCCATTGCTGAAATTTGAACTGATGTTCCTGACGGATTTGCTGAGAAAGATGCTGCGCCAATAATATTATTGATCTGCATTTTGTATGTTGTTGCACTTGTTGTAGCAGGTGAATCTACATACTGAATTGAGTATGGTGTATAAGCGGCAGTGTTGACTCCACCTCCACTTGGATAGTAACCACCCACAAAGGATGACTGAAGGGATGTCGAAGCTCTAAGTAGTTGCACATAACCGCTGAAGTAAACAGAACTGCTACCACTTGATCCGACTGTTCCGAAGGATGAGACAACAAGGATCTTGCTGGTTGATAAGGTTGGGGTAATGGTTACTGATAATCCGCTAACATCAATCCATCCAGCACCAGCAGTATTAGTAACGTTGGTAGTAGTCGCTGTGACTACCTGACCAATACGAGGAGTTGCTGAGACTGTAGCCCAAGCCAATCCTCTGGTCTGTGAACTATCTGCTACCAGTACTTGACCGTTAGTTCCTACCCCTACTCGCCCTACTACTCCAGCAGCAGATGCTGCATAGATATCACCCTTAGCTGTCAGGGTATCTGGCTGGATTGCAGTGTTAAAGTAGATAAGATCAGATGATGTAAGGACGTGCTTGATGGATGCACCAGCACTGTGAGCAATACCAGATACTCCTGGAGTTCCTGTTCCTGCTTGTCCTCGACTGATGGTTAGTGTGTCACCGGACACACCTGTTACATAAACAATCTCTTCATTGATGGTATCTACATCTATTGCAACCGTAAAGATGTCTACGTTACCAGGAGCAAGTGTTACGCCACCTAGCAAAGCAGTAGCGGCAGCAACCGATGGAAGAACCATAGTAGTTGCAGTAGTGTTTATACCACTGTTAAGCGTTGTCTCAACGCTGATACTTGAATATTCTCTAGTCATTATCTGCCTTACTTTGTGTAGTGGATACGGATTGGGTACTTGTCTTGAAGTTTAAGTGCTTCGTCATTGAGTCTCTGCTGGTATAGAGCATAGATATAACGAGATGAAGCAACGCCTGCTGTGCTTGGAATCTTGGTATCGTTGAGATCAGCTTCTGCTGAAGTTAGATTGATACGTCCAGAATCTACATAAGATAGTAACTTGTAGCAGGCTCCTAGGATTACTACTTCAACAGATGATTCAGGCAACCCTGTTACATCTGCGTAGTCGTCTGTATTGTTATCTAAAGTATTAGCAGTGGTTGTGTAGTACACCTGTACTGTTCTACCAGGCTGGATGTTCTCATAAATATTTACTGTGTTTGTTGTGTTAAATGTGGCAATGTTAGCCATTGGGTCTGCACGCCAACGGTTGATAGGCAGCCACTCAAGGCTTGAACCTGTTGTCTGCCAAGACATATAAAGGATTGACTCAAGATCATCAGGCAAGGCATAGGTTGTCTGGCTTGCATTGAAGGTAAAGGTGTAGGAAGAGACGGCCCAGAGCTTAGGATAGAGGCTATTGATTACATCATTGATAGCCTTCTTAATCATTGTTCGTGGGAAGGTTGGAGTAAGAGTGACCTGTGCGTACTGGCTGTGAGGTGCAGGGGAAGTTCCCTGATATCCTCGACCAAATCCTGGAGCTGCATTAAGTGTGCTGCTTGTCTGGCTAAAGTTATCAATCCAGATAAGTTCATCATCAATTTCGATAATACCTTTGGCTAGGTTGGCAGATGAACCGATGCCGATAGCCGTTGCTGTGGTATTGATAGCAGATGTTAGGTATGTGATTCTATCTTGACGCAGGGTGTAGCCTGCTAGAGATGAGCGAACCTCATCAACCATATCATTTAGTGTTGGCATTATTTCCTTTCATACCAGCCATCTCCCCATAGAGTTAGCAGTCTTGCAAAGTATTGCTCGTATTGTGGTGCAATAGCATCTAGTGAATACAACGCTACTGCTCTCTTATGTATTGCTACTGGGTCTAAATCCTTGACCCATTCTGTTGCTACTGCAAACTCCATTGCATTTCTGCAACGGTATCCAGTTACTCCATTTGGGTTAGTCTCTGTGAAGGCTCCCCAGTCTGTAGTAATTGTTGGAGTTCCACAGGCTTGCGCCTCAATTACTACATTTCCAAAAGGTTCGATATAAAGCGTTGGAGCAAATAGGGCAATAGCACCGCCCATTAACTTTGCTCGTTCTTCTGGTCCTACTGGTCCTACCCATTCACCATATTCAAGTTTAGGTTTACCAGGACCGGCTAAGATAAGTTTAAGACCTAACTCTTTGCAGACGTGCTGGGCAACAATGATTCCCTTGCGATCTACCATACGACCTACGTAAAGGTAGTAGTCTTCCTTCTTCTCTTGCAACGGAAACATCTCTGGTTCTAAGTAACCAGGTATTACCGCATCATAGAAGTTGCCATCTACCATTGTTGGGTCTTTATATGCCGCATAGATGCTGTGCATCCAAGCGTAAGACTCAAAGACTTTGTACTTGCTAAAGACTCCACCATAGCCAACACCGAACTCGACGCTCATATAATCTGGATAAGCATCTGCAATAGGCTTCTGTGAAGCACCACCGATAAGACAGATAAAGTCTTTCTTTTGCAGGCGCTTACCTAGTTCGTGGATAGCGTTCTGATTAAAGATCTGCCAATGCGGTAGCGAGTTATCAAACCCAGCTTCGGTATAGTGTTTATCACCGAGTGCCTCGTCTTGCTGTTCTTTGGTGATGCAGGTGATGAGTTCATCAACCGGTGCTTCATTCTGATCTCCAGCATAGAGATAGACCATATGGCCTAGGCTCTTCATCATCATACAAAAGCGTCTTACCTTTTCGGTATAGGCACAGTTGACGTAATCTTTAGTTGTTTGTGTATGTGGCAGGCTTATTACGTGGAATCTCATCTTGACAGTATAGCAGATCTATGCTAGATGATAGCGGAAATTTCATCTCCTGATAGACCTAGTGCCTGGAGCTTTGCCATAGCAGATAACTTGGCATCAGCCTTAGCCTGCTCTGCTGCCTCACGCTCTGTCTTCTCAATCGCAGCAGCCTGTGCATCTACTGCACGCTGCTCGATCTCTTCAGGGGTGAGGTCCACGTATGAGTGTGTTCCCTTTGCTACATCTACAATAAGTTTCTTTTCAGCCATTGTTTTCCTCCATAATGATTACGTGCGTAGCATCTGAACAAGACCAAATGCAAGTCTCTTCGTCAAGCGTCACCTTATCTGGGTGGCACTCTGGCTTTGGTGCAATGAAAGCATCGCGGGTTGCATCGTATGAGTAACCGATACCTGCGTAGTTCTTTCTGATGTTGCCGTTGTAACTGGTCTTAACCCAGGTACCACCGAGTGAGTTCATAAAGGCTTCGCCTTCATCTGGCTCACTGTTATCGCCTACGAGTACACGGAGAACAATGTTGTTCTCATCAATCTCTGCCCAATGTGACATTTATATCTCCTATTAACTTGCTATTGGATAACGAACAATAATAATACCTGAACCACCTGCTGCACCGGCAGCAACAGAAGTACCTCCACCACCGCCGCCACCTGTGTTGGCAGTTCCTGCGGTTGGGTTAAGTACAGTTCCACCATACCCATAACCACCGTTACCACCGCCACCATCTCCACCAAGTTTTAGTGTTGAGCCAGCACCAGTTCCACCACCACCACCACCGGCATAGTAGACAGTTCCTGAAATATTCTGACCTGTTGTAGTTGCAAGACCCCAAGAAGAGTAAGTAGAAAGACCATCTCCACCATAGCCCACAGTGTCAGTGTTTCCAGCTTCTGCCGAACCACCACCACCGCCACCAGGTAATGGTACTCCCGTAGCTCCACCGCCACCAGGAAATCCTTGACCGCTAGGACTTGCTGCCCCACCAGAACTGTTATAGCCGCCAAGACCACCACCGCCAGAAGCTCCAGCAACACCGTTCTGTGTACCGACACCGTTATCCGATGCGCCTCCACCACCACCTGTTGCAACTATTGAAGCAAAAGATGAGTTGACACCGTTTCCACCATTGTTACCAGAACCAGTACCAGCAGTTCCTCCTGCACCAATAGTGCAAGAGTAAGCAGTTGCGCTAGCAAGTGATTGTGCGGATGAATAAACAAGGCCGCCTGCACCACCACCGCCACCTGACCAGTAACCACCACCAGCACCACCGGCAACGACTAGCACATCTGCGCTAAGTCCTACTTGTGGGGTAAAGGTTCCGCTTGAAAGAAACGCGTGGTACCAGTAAGTGCCATCAGTTGCAATGATGTTGCCACCGCTTGCCTTTGGCGCAATGGCAGGTGTAGTACCTAGGGCTGCTATGCCATAGAGTGAGAAGGTTGAGTTGGCTACAAAAGAAGCCCCTGCTGGAAATATAGTTACACTATTGATTGCAGAAGTTAAAGGTGCTAAACCTGCAATAAGTTCTGCATATGCAGTTGTTCCATTTTGTTCGTGAGCATTATCAACACTGATTGATTTATTATTTGTGCTTAAATAGTTAGGAATATAAATATCAGTATTAGAAAAAGTGGATGCGGTATTATTAGCAGCATCTGCTAATCCGACAAAAACTCCATTAGCAGAGGTTGAACTAGAAGAACTAGCCGAAGAACCATCGCCTCTAAGGAAGCGCCAAGAATAAGTAATGCTTTGATTTCCATTAAAATACATTTGCATTACATCAAGAGTTGAACTAGAAGTGCCTCTTGCACTGACAACAATCTTCAAATCGGTGTAACCCGTTTGTGGGATCGAGGCAAATGTGACTGATGATGCTGATGCGTTAAGTTCGGTGCGTTCAAGAAGAACATAATTTTCTGGCATTTATCTATCTCCTATTTCGCATAACGAATTATTACAACGCCTGAGCCGCCATTACCGCCGATTGTTCCACCGCCGCTACCAGCGGCTCCACAACCACCACCGCCACCACCAGTGTAAGCGCTAGCATTGACTCCGTTAACGTTTCCGCCACCGCCATTGCCACCACCGGCTGTTGCTAAACCTTGTTCTCCTGATGTTCCTGCACCACCACCGCCGCCGCCTACAATAGCGCCGTTAACACCAGTGCCAGTTGCAACTAGCCAAGTCGAATATGCAGAAGACCCTGCTCCTCCATTACCGCCTGAAATAGATGTTCTAACATTAGCTGCTTGTCCTACTCCTGTAGCTCCGCCACCGCCACCGCCGTTACCTGTAACGGTAGGTGAATTAAATCCGTTACCGCCTGCGCTACCTTGTCCAGATGTTCCTGCGGCGCCAGTGTTTCCACTGTTAGCAAGTCCAGCTCCACCGCCGCCTGAACCACCTGTTGATGCGCGACCATCTGAATATCCACCACCCGCTCCACCGCCAACTGCCGCAGTTAAAGCTCCAAATTGTGATGCAATTCCACTAGTTCCCTTTGTATAAGTAGCACCACCGGTACCACCACCGCCAACTGTTATGTTGTAGGAAATTGCAGTTAGTGCCTGTGAAGCAAATGCAAGCAAACCACCTGCTCCACCGCCGCCACCGTTTGCCCAAGTAGAGCCACCACCACCACCACCGCCACCGCCTGCAACAACTAGCACGTCACAAGTCAAAGATTGCTTAGGGATAAAGGCAGATGATGCACCAAAGGTGTGATACCAATACTGTGAATCCTCTGTGATGATACCGCCCGTTGCCTTTGCAGCGCCTTGGTCGGCGTTGGCGATACCGTAGAGTGAGAATGTAGAGCCGACTGCAAAGTTATTTGCACTTGTTTTTACTGTAACAGATGTAATGGCAGCAGTGCTGCGCCATAGGCAAATACCTGCGCCTGCCTCTGCGTTAGCGGTGTTCCACCTAAAAAGAGCAGATTTATATGTCGTCGAATTAGAATAGTTTTGAACCTGAACAATAAAAGTCGCTGGCTCCGTTGTTGTCAAGTAGCCAATATAGGATGAAGTCTGGCTGGAATAACGATTCGAGAATGCAGCAGAGCCGTTTCCGTACATCCAAGTAAGGGAGTAGTTAGAAGCTGTATCACCATTAAATTGGATCTGTGGGTTAAGAGCACCACCGGATGCTGTAGAATTTATGACCAAAACCAAATCTGTGTAACCGCTAATGCCAGTAAGATCAAGGGTGACTGATGAGGTGGCAGTGCCAACAACTGTTCTGCGTAATTCTGTATATGTATTCGGCATATTACTTCACCCCGTATAGTGTGAATTGGCTATTAGCAGCAAAGGACCCAGCCTCTGGTGTAAGCGTCATTGAGTTGATTGCCGTTGAACTATTCATCCAAGAACCTGAAACGAGGTAAATTGAACCAGCTCCATTTCTATCTACTCCACCAAAATTGCGTAAAGTTTTATTTTTACTGGTATTAGCATAATCAAGTATATCTACAATAACTGCACCAAAAATAGAAGCAGTTGCATTTCCGCCAGCATATCGTTGTAGATAAATAGCATTTTGACTAGCGAGTCCAGTCACTTGTACTCCGCCACCACCATCAGTTCTTAAGTCGTGATAACTATAGTTTGCTGCAGTGTCAGAATTAAAAATTATATTGCAATAGTTATCAGTGGCTGCTGCGGTTGTTCTTGCTATTGAGCGAAGTTGTAAATGCTTGTATGTGTTTGGAATACCAGCAAAGGTTACAGATGCTGTTGTCGTAGATAGGCTTATTGTAGCCAAAGAATCAAAGGCACCATCTGGTTCCCAAGGGTTCCAAGTGGTATTGCCTGCCAACATATCTGTATAACGCGTGACGGTAGCCATACCACCGGCGTTACTCATCTTGTAGATGTAATTGTTTGATGCCACTTAGGAAATCTCCACTCCTGAGATGTGGAAGTTGATCGTGGTAGCAGATGCTCCACCCTTGATTGTCTGGGTTGTAGCCAATACTTGCTTAAGCGGAATCACGGTTGAATCATAGGCCCCAACGGTAACTGTTGTGGCAATAGATACATCATTGAGCGACATCGTAAAATTGCCTGCAGTGCCTGCAGTATTAGTAACAACAATGTCGGTTACAACAGTTGTAGTTGACGCTGGCACTGTATAAAGCAGTGTTGATGTTGTAGTAGTTGCAGCGCCTCGAAAGAGCGCCTTAGATGTTTGTGGCATTGTTATCTCCTAGTATGCGCCCATTATTACCATTGTAAAATCTGATGGGCCTGTGGCCCCTGTTGCACCCGAAGGACCTGTAGGTCCTGTAGCACCATTTGTTCCTGATGGACCCGTTGCGCCTGTAGGTCCAGGTACAGTAGAAGCTGGACCAGTAGGACCAGTAGGTCCTGTAGCACCTGCTGGACCAGTTGGTCCTGTAGGACCAGGCACTGTCGAGTCTGCACCAGTTGGTCCTGTAGCACCAGTGGCTCCTGCAGGTCCTGTGGCTCCTGTTAATCCAACGGGACCAGTAGGACCTGTAGCACCCGTAGGGCCAGTAGCTCCGATAGGACCAGTAGGTCCGACGATACCAGTTGAAATAATTGCCACAATAAGTGCGTGGTTATTTGCAAAGTTAGTTGTACCAGTGCCAGCAGATGATGTAAGTGTTACAGGTACTTCGACATAATTTGTCTGCATTGTTGGGGTTGCAGATACTGTCCACTTTTGGAAATTGTTGGAGTTACTTGCATCCTGAACAATGATTACATCGTTTGTCTTGATTAAGCCTAAGAAAATATCAACATCTATACCATCTGAATTTATGTGGTTGATATTGATCTGTGTTGCAGAAATCTGTGTGGCATTGTTCCAGAGTAGATCGCCAGTACCAGGATCGCCTGTTGTTGCTGTTGTATCAGCCTTGTAGTCGTAGTAGTTGGCAGATCCACCATCTGCTCCAGTAGCGCCAGTGGCACCAGTGGCACCAGTTGCACCTACCGGTCCTGTAGCTCCTGTAGGCCCTGTGGGACCCGTAGGACCAGGGACTGTGCTGTCAGCACCTGTCGGACCTGTAGGGCCTGTAGCGCCCGTAGGACCTGTGGAGCCAGTAACTCCTTGTGGGCCTGTGGCACCTGTCGGACCTGTTGCTCCTGTGACACCAGTTGCCCCTGTAGGGCCAGTTGCCCCAGTAGCACCAGTGACACCTGTAGCACCAGATGGTCCTGTAGGCCCAGTAGCGCCAGTAGCACCAGTTGGACCGGTGGCACCTGTGGCTCCAACGCCAGTGGGACCTGTAGGGCCAGTAGATCCTGTAGGTCCTGTTGGGCCTGTAGCACCTTGACCACCTTGTGGTCCTTGATCGCTAGCAAATGTTAAGCCAACTTGAGGACTGGTTGATTCAACAACAATGATTGTTTCGGTCATACAGTCACCCCTGGAGTTACAATAAACTTACCTTCAAGTAAGCGCACTTCATATGCACCTGATTTAAGCACCAAGTCGTAGACATAACGACTAGGAAAAATGTTTGTTTCTGTAGCGGTAAAGGATACGTTTACTCTTCCCGTTGCTCCACCAAGAACAATTTTGCCATTTTCTGTAGTAGCAAGAAGCGTGGTTGTAGTAGATCCAAAGAATGGTCGAACGGTCAAAGTTGCTGTGTAACCTGTTAGGTTCCAGGCAACTCCCTCGTTTGCTACTGTGAACTGAAAGGTGAAGGTAGTAGCTTGATCGCAGACTAGATTATATTTGGCACTCACGCTGAGACACCTCTGAGAGCTTGCGCTGCAGGTAGTTGAAAAGTACCAGCGATAAGGTTACATACACCGTTATAGTCGAGGCGATTATCGCTAGTTGTCCCCGCAATCGCATTTAATACTCCTACTGTATCTGTTAAGTTTGTACTTACTGAACGCTGTACTGCCCACTGACGGGCAGCAAGTGCTTCATCCACCATCGCCCCTGGTGCTCGATAGGTGCCACCATTGGCTAGACGATTGAGTTCATCCAATAGTGTTGTGCCGTATTCTCCTAGTGCCACCTATATCTCCTTACTTCTTCTTGCGAGCTGCTGCCGCGTTATCTACTAGGTTTGGATAAGGTCGTCCTGCTGCCTTAGCCCGTGCCTTTGCTGCCGCCTTTTGTGCAGGCGTTAAGGTCTTTGACTTCTTCTTAGGATTCTTTGTATCCCAAAATGCTACTTTCTTTTTCATTTGCAACTACAATCCCAAGCACGAAGTGACTTGTTAATTCTTGAGTTCGGATCTTTAGCAGTTTTGCTAGAAGTATTCTTTGCCTTCATCCCACACATACGACCACAGAAAGACTTGCGCCGTCCTGCAGACTTAGGTGATTTGGCAGCCTCAGCCTTCTTGACCGGAGGCTTGAGGTTCATCCCCTGCGCTTTGGCAGAGGCACGACCCTTGGCATTAAGGCCACCCTTAGGGTTCTTGCCTTCTGCTCTTTGCCACGCTGGAGACTTAGCCATTTACTTTGCCTTACCCATTCTTTTAGGATTTAGTTTAGGGTTAGGACCTTTTTTAATTGGCTTAGGACTTAAAGCTTTTTTAACAATGTCTTTATTGTTAATCTTTGGATAAAACTCTTTTAATTTCATTTTTGTAGCAGGGTCAATAGACGCAATCTTTTTTTTAGCTTGTGTCATACGTGCCGCATAAGCCTTTGGGTCTACAGGCTTTCCGTTGATTTTTGGCATTACTTTGTTTTACCCATTCTCTTCTTAGACATCTTTGCTTGTGATAGTGCAATAGCAATCGCTTGCTTCTTACCCTTTACTACTGGTCCTTTACTAGACCCAGAGTTTAGAGTTCCAGCCTTAAACTCTTTCATTACCTTAGCGATTTTGGCCTTCTTAGCTGCCTTGTTCATTACTTAGCAGACTTTCCCATAGCACCTGTCTGGATTGACTCATAGGTGCAATACTTCATAGCACCTTCGTATTGCTTATCAGGTGTTGGATACTTTGCGATATCTTCTTCTGTGTAGTTTTCCATTGTTACTCCTTAGTTTTTGAAGGTCATACTGATTCCATCGAAAGCCTTACCAGCCTCGTTGGAAAGTTGAACTGCTGCATCTATATCTTTACTCTTTGTAGAACGTGGTTCTATTCCTTGACGTGTTGCGTCATAATAGGACTGTAGTTCCCTATCGTGCTGCTTAGCAGTAGGAATACCGTTCGCTCGCAAAGAGACTTCATTAACTTGTAAGCCTAGAACCTTGCATCCAAAGCAAGTAGGTACTGGTTCAGGATGATCTTCCCAATGCTTCATACTGGAGTCACCCAATCGCCGTATCCTGCATCAATAAGTACCTGTGCTTGGTAATCACTAATCTCGTATTCGTGACCACCAAGGAAGTAATAACTAGCTGCTGCTAGATCATCTTGGCTAGGAGTCAATGTCAGAGTAACATTAGTTCCATTGACAATAAGTGTCTGGCCACGTGCTACATCTGTAAGGCTGATTGGGATAGGACCGTCAATGGTTCCACCATTGAACCGGCGACCAGCAAGGCGTGAGTACTTGGTGAACTCACCAGTGCCTGCGCCCCAGGTTTGCCATTGGTACGGTGTCATTAGCGTGTATGCCATATCTAACCTTTCCTAAGTGACAGAGGTGGGTTTGACCCCACCCCTGCCGTTGCACTTATCGGAATTATCCGTTTGTTGCTGCAGACTCAATGCGATAGAGCGCTGCTTCACGAAGGCGTGCAAAGCCTCCGAAGTAGTACCAACCGATTGTGCGGAAACGACGGAGTGCATCAATCTCTGGACCGATAACGGTTGAGATGTCTGCAGCCTGTGCTTCAGCCAATGCTTCACGACCTGCGATGATCGCACGGTAGTTGTTGGTAAATGTAACAGTACCTGTGTCAGCAACTGATGTGATATTAGATGCTGTTAGTGCATAGGTAAATGTTGTTGATGTTGTACCTGTGATGGTATATGTGCCGTTAACTGCTGTGTTTGTTACAGCAGCAACTGTTACAACCTGACCTGTTCCGAGGCCGTGAGCAACTGCAGTAGTAATTGTTACTACGTTAGATGTCAAAGCAACGTTGGTGATTGAAACTGTAGGTGTGATACCTGTTGAGAGCTTTAGACCATTGAGGACACGTGGTGTCTCAACGATGAAAGCGCCTTCGATAACGCCTACTGCACCAGCAACGAACGGTGTACGCTCTACGTACTTTGTTAGCTCCTGGAATCCGCCTGTACCAGTCTCAGCGCGAAGGTCTGCTGACTGACGTGGGTGGAGGTATGCTGCGTAGAGTTCACCCATACGAGGCAATGCCTTGTTTGTGCGTAGTGAAACAACAGCGTTGCGGATATCCGCTACTGTCATTGTGTCTACTGGGAGAACTGCAGATGATGCAGTTGGAGCAGTTCCTGATGGACCGTTTGAGTAGATAACGTTGGTTCCTGCTGAGAGGACCTGTCCTACTACGTTGTCAATCGAGTCTGCTGCGTTGTACGCGATGATGTCAGCAAGAGCTGAATCAACGTCGTTGAAAGAAGTTAGGTTTAGCTTCTTTGTTGTTGTTACTGCTGAACCGTATTCGTTCAGAGTTACTGTAACCTGTGAAGGGTTACCGAGAGCAATGGAAGATACATCTGATGTTTCTGTCAATGTAGATGTTGCTTGTGCAAGATCTGAATAGATTGAGAATACAACTGATGATCCTGGCATTGCCTGTTGCACTGGCTTGACGTCAGCGAGAGAACGCATAACTGGAATGGAGCGAAGCGCCATTCTGACATATTGGTCGTATGCGGCCTGTACTAGGGCGCTGATCGTCGAGCTAGAGGTGGGGGTACCTGTTGGGATAGCCATTTGGGTCTAGCCTTTCGTTAGGATCGGATGTTAGAGTCCAGACAATCTAATGACTTCATCTAGTTCTTCACGACTGTTTGTATTGAGAAGTTTTTGCATTATGTCTGCATTATGTTCTGGCGAAGCGCCAGCATCTGCAGTGTTAGTCATTCTCTTATACGCAGCAGCCTGAGCTGGATCTACATTAGGTGTTGCCTGGGTTTGGCTGGAGTCAATACCGAAAACATCGGCATAATCATCTAGCCATTTAGACAGTGACTCTTCAGTTGGGTCAATGTCCTGCGGAATAAATGAAGCAATTTTGCCATTCACCCCGCGAGATGCGAGGACATCCTTAATTGCTCGTTCGCGCTGGCCCTTGCTAAGGTTTTCAAACTGAGCACGAAGCTCTTGTAGTTCTTTATCCTTTTGCTTTGAAGCCTTGCGTAGTTGCTTTACAAGGTCATTCGACGAATCGTTTGTAGTGATATCGTCGTCTTCATCCTCGTACTCGTAATTGGACATAGTCCATCTCCCTATCAGTTAGTTGATTGCGCCAGCCTCATATCCAAATGGGGATTTGGTATGGCTCTGACTCCTGGTATTATTGTCGCTCCACTAGGCCAGTCGTTCTAGTGGCAGGTTTATTATATTCCGCCTGCGCGGTCTCGTGCTAATGCCCCGCTGGTTACTCCAGACTGACCACCAAAGGTAGCCTTCTCAAGTCCAGTAACTTTCTGGCGTTGCTTGCGTGCTTCAGCTTGACCTGTAAGTTTGAATACTTCTGATTCTGCGATTGTTTGGTTATACGGTGATTGGCCGTATATTGATGCCAACTCTGAACCACGCTGTAATCCTGCGCCGATTGCAGAGTAACCTTCAGTAGCTGATGCCTTATCTACACCATACTTCTGCAGTTCTTCTGCTCTTTTAAGGCTAGTTGTAAGTCCAGATTGCATTGCAGCGCCACCGATTTCAGCAGCAGTTACCTTGCTCTGAATACTCTTGAGAGCGTTCTTAGGATCAAGAGCATAAGCCAAGATATCTCCATTAGTAATATCAGGGTAAAAACTCTTTAATGCCTTGGAAACTTCTGGATTAGCGTTGACTACACGATCCTTGGCAGTAATAATTCTATTTTCTAACTCTGTTGAAGATACATCATTAGCAAGGAGGGATTCAAACCCAACTTGTCTACCAGTTTCATCCTTTGTGTAATAGGATTCTGGCAGATCGTAGTTACGCATAACATTCTGATATTGATCTTCAAGTGCTACGTAATCTGCTGGGCTAAGAGCTGCCAGTCCTTTAGAAAGTCTTACCTCGTTAGCCTTGAAGCGATCTTTATATTCTTGAGTTCCACGTAGTCGAAGCGCAAACTCTGATGGAGGAGTGCCATCTGTAAGTAGGTTAGATATGCTATCTACTAGTGAACCTAGCCCTAATGGCTGAAACTCCATCTTGAGGATATTAAATGCGCTAAGGCGTTCTGCTGTCTTTTCAGCCTCTGTAATTTTATCCAAGTAATCCTTGGTGTACTTTTCAATATCAAAGGCATCTATTGCTTCTTTACCTTTTTTAACGGGATCAAGTTCTTGCACATCTTTGTCAGATCCAGCAAAGGTTCCATCGTCGTCAACGTTACTTGTTGTGCTGTTATTCTGGTCAACAGTATTGCCAGATGGTCCAGTAACTCCTGCGACTACACCAGCCTGGAGTCCACCTTGTGGGCCAACTGCTGCTGAATCTGTCTTTGAATCAGATGGTGTAGAGATATTGAGTATCTTCTTTTCTTCATCTGTCAAAGGTTGGCCAGATTGTAATTTTCTAAGTGCTGTTCTTGAGTCGGCCATAGTTACCCCATAAATCCAAAGTCTTTGAGCACGGTAGAGGCAACAGTTGCTGCATCATTACGTGCATTATTTGTATACTGCCAACGTGGATCTTTACGTAGCTCTTTCTCAAATTCATAAATTGACTTAGTTCCAACCTTGCCATCAGGCAGGGTGTAGGCAAGTGCATTACGAACCTTTGGATCAAATAGATCAATACCAGTATCTGGTATTTCAAGGATGCTACTCATTGACTGGATGTATGGATCAGCCAAAGTCTTTAAGTTAATACCAGCCTTAATCTTATCTGCTAAGGCAGGGAAGGCTTCTGCTGCGCTTTCACGCAAGGCATTAAAGGCAGTATTCTCATCAATAGTTCCAGCAGCAATGCCATTAGCATAGCTAGTTGCAGCACTATCAGATAGAAGTAATCCATTATCTGTAGCAAAGTTCTTGAGGGCTACGAAGTATTTTCCTGATGGACCTTCTGGTATTGCAAGCGTATTAACTTCCTGCTTACCGGCAAGAACATCTGCCTTTACCTTGTTTTCAATCCATAACTTAGGATCTTCGCCATTGGCTGTAAGGTATTCGGTTTTAATAAGTTCACCGTTTTTATAGGTGTACTTGATTGTGCTCTTGCTTTTACCCTTTTCAGACTTATACTGAGCAGTAACTGCTGGTAGCCAAGTCTTTAATTCTGTAGAGTTAGCATCTCTGCCCTTGTACTTTTGAAAGATTGTGTTGATGTAGTCAGCAAGAGTCGAAGCCGGAGGGATATTGGAAGATACCTGTGTGCTTGTATAAACGCCAGACTTCTTTGGCTTTTCTGTTATTACTTCAGGCAATGCTGCCACTGCAGCATCATATGCCTCTTGGGTGATTTTACCTGCTGCTAATTGTTCATCAAGAAATTTTGTATTTTTGGTACTCACTTAGGCTCCTTCGGCGTTAAATACTTATCAGTAATAAGATCTTGACTTAGGAATCTCTCATAGAATGGACCAAAGCCTATTGGATCATCAGTTTTCAATTTCTTAACAATAGAATCATAGGCAATACGAATGTCAATGTTAGACTTTGCATCAATGGATCGAGCACTCCTACTTAGAAGTTCTTGGGCATACTTTTTGCGAATATCAAAGTATACTTCAAGACTCTTAAAGGTTGCAGAATCTTTATTATCTTTACGATAGTCTGGATCATTTAGGATCTTTGAAAGTCCATAGATAATTCTGTTTGTTTTAGATCCATCTGAATCCAAATAATCATCATACCAAGGTGTCTGAGCAAATTGACCAGTTTTTTCATCAAGGATAAACTCACCCTTTGCATCCTTTTGGCGTGAGAATTCAGAAAGTTTTATTTCCTTATACGCCTTAAGATCTTCTGCACCCTTTTGGGTAATTGAAGATAATCCTCTAGCAGCAAGTTGTGCATCAATCTCGTCCATAACTTCGCCATACTGAATCCAGCCAATTTCAGCTTCATTCTTCTTGCGTGCTTCTGCTGGGCTAATTGGCTCTAAGAATTTCTGTGGTGAATCAGCCGATATCTTATTATTGTAAAGCCACTTGTAAGCAGCGTCTGAAAACTTATATCCTTCTTTCTCATTGACCACAAAGCCAATGAGTTTAGGTTCGATACTTGATAACTCCGAAAGAAGAGGTCCATACTTTTTAATATTCTTTACAGCACCAACTGTATAATCTACCTTAGCAGGGTTAGATGATGTGCTTGCTGTAAAGGCAAAGTATTCTGGAAAGTCTTTAAGGAATTTAGCATCTGCATCCATACCGTAGAGTTGCTTATACTCACGAGACTTTTGGATGTAGTACTGATAAGGGCTATCAAATCGTGGAGCAAAAGGTAGGATAAGGTTTGCTGCAATACGCAACTTCCAATAATCCTTAGTTTTCTGCATAATTTCTTTTGCAGTAGGTGGCTTAGTACCGTTTTTCTTTGCGTTAACCATCTCTGTACTAAAGATAAGGCTATATGACTTAGCAAACTGAGCATCATCTAACTCTTTGTTTGCTGCAATAGACTTCTGTACCCAAGCAGGAAGGAAGTTGGAAGCAACATTTTTTGATGCACCATATGGTAAAGCCCACTTAAAAGCCTCTTCAAGATCTGGCTTGTCTTTGACAATCTCAGAAATTGGAGCTGCAATATATGGCCCTACTGGGAAGATATCACTAGCAATGTTTGGGTTGCCCTTGTTGTAAAGAACATCCATACCACCTTGGAATATGATATCTAAAGATTGCTTTGGGATACCCATTTGGGTAAGTGAATCCATACCAGGTATACCCTGAAAACCCTTTGGGGCTGATATCCAGATTACATCACTACCAGAAGTCTGACCTTCCGGAACTGGATTGCCATCTTGATCAGTAACTAAACCTGCACGATTAGGTGATTGCCAAATCATATAACCACGATTAAGAATTGCTGGATTTGCTACAGAAAACTTAAGCCAAGTCTTGTAAGCGTTTTCTTGTGCTGAAAAGAATGGGCTAATAAACTTCATTGCTCCGGCAAGATTGCTTCGACGTTCAATATTAAACAATATGCCCTTCATATCGCGCACTGCTACCTTATGCGAAGCTGACATAATGGCTTCTTGGTCTGCTGGTGTAAGTTTGTCGCCTTTAAGTCCAGAAACAATATCAATCCGACGACGTGCTTCCTGTCGGTATAGCTGAATATAGAGTGGATTTCTAGCCCAAGCATCTTCAGGAAGTTGAGCAAGAAACTTAAACGCTCCGTTGATGAAGTTTTTAACAGTTAACCTTGAACCATTAGAAACTGCTTCTTCAAGAATGTGACCGTGAATAACAGGCAGTGTTGTTGGGTCCTTAAATGCTGAACGTAAATCATTTGCTGTAACTTCACGGATATTTGTACGTAGACCTGATGATTCAGGTAGATACTGATCTAGGAAGCGACTAATTTTAGTAACATATTCTGCTGATTCTTCTGTATTAATGGCAAGACGTTTGCGTAGAATACGACCATCAGGCGATCCTGCCAACCATCGAGAAATATCATCAACACTTTCACCGGCAACGAGTCGTCTAACTACCTCTGAGTTACCAAACTGCTGGCGCAGGGTCTGCGCCCACTGTTCAAAGTAACCAGGATCTGTTGGTTTTACAATACCGTAACCTCTAGATTGTAAAGCGCGACCAAACATATCGGAATTACTGTCTACCATACGCTGGAATGAGTTAGCAGATGATGCAGTTCTACGGAACATCTCACCTAAAGGTCCACCAAAGGCATCATATAGTTCATATCTAGTACCATCACTAGCAACAACCTCAAAAGATCCTGTACCAATACGCTTCTTAGGCTCAACAGTTCCTACACGGTTGATAATCTCGTTGTAGTGATTGTAAACTGCAAGTTTTTCTTCTTGAAGTAACCTAAGTGTATTAAGTTCACCCATAGCATCTAGGTCATCTGGCTTAAGTGATATACGTGCCTCTAGTTCAGCCATTCTTGTCTTAAGTTCATTGAGTTCACGAGTGACTATATTGGCTGATTCCTGAACTTTCTTGATTGTCATACCATCAAACTTAGGCAAATAGCGGTCAATCAAACGAGTAGGCTCTTTTACTGTATTGTAAATGAAGTTTCCAAGTCCTGGACCAAGGTGACGTAGTGTTGTCATAGCGCCAACTGAAGATGCAATACGAGCTTGTGAATCAATACCGTTACGAATTGTATATCCTAAGCGGATAAGTACTGCTGCCTTAAATAGATCCTGGAAAGCATCTGCTACGTTAAATACTGGGTTAGTTAGATTGCCCTTCATCTTAAGGAAGAAGTTTGCATTTTCACGAAGGAGGCGATCTAATACTTCAAAATCCATAATAGGCAGAAAGTTGCCAGTTTGAGATTCAAGTTGTGGGATTTTAAGGATTGAACCATCGGTGTCTACCATAAAGCCTCTGTCTTTAATAGAGGCTAGAGCAGATCTGCGACCTAAAGAAAAATTCTTATAGATCTCATCTGCTCTTTCTACGTCCACACCGTGCTTTATAGCAAGAGCACGTACTGCTGTACTTTCGATAGCAATAGCAGCAATCTGACGATCTTCAGGCGTTAATGCCTTCATATAATTGTCTAATAATTTGTTTGCTTCATCATCTGTAAGAGCACCAAGGCGACGTAGATTTGCAGGTGTAACTCCAGCGATTGCATCAGATGGGCGAAGTCGCTCTAAAGTTGCTACTACTTCACGGAAAGAATCTGCATCATTGAAGTCAATAATACCTGCTGGACGCTCACCAAGACCCCAAGAGATCTTTTGATATAGGCGATGGAAAGGTGTTGGCTGGAAAACTTCAATATTTGCAGTTCCAACATTTTGATCGTAAAAACGAATAGAACGTGACTTGGCTACAAAGTCTTCTACACCTTGTGCAAGGTAACCAGTTGTACGTCTAAGTGCTCCGCCACCTTCGCCTAGAGTCATCATCTTTGCAAATGTTTCATCTGACTTAAGTAGAGCATTATAGTTTGCTAACGCATCATCTATTACTGATGGTGAATCATTTAGAAATGGAATCATTCCGGCTTCATCTGGAGCAGCAAATAGTTTCCACTCATCAACAGCAGATATATCTCCACGCGCCACTGTGAGAGCATCGCTCATATCAGCTCTAAGTGCAGCTAAATCATCTAGCGCCTTTGGATCGCCCATTGCTGAACGAAGGATAAGAGCTGTTTGGTCAACCTGATCTGACTGACCTAATAGGTGAGCAAGAAGTGCTGGCTGATTTGATGATCGAACTAAAGGATGGTTCAAAGCATAGACTGAATCGTTAGCAGTAAAATCATCTAGTACTTTAGTGAAACGATTTTCTACACCATACTGAGCCTTGGTAATATCTTCTGCTGCTTTAGCAACATCATCTGCTGTTTTTAGTGAACCTTTAACTGCTGCACTTGCAGCAGCTACCTTTAATCCCTTTGCAGCGCCAAGAGTTACATCGCCAACAAAGAGTGCTGTAGTGTCAAGAAATCCAGATTGTACTTTACCCCAGGCACTTTGATTAAATGCCATATCACGTTCACGTGGATCATAGATATTAAACTTTGGATCAAAAATTAAACGCACATTTTGAGAAACAGCCTGACCGAATGTAATAGGTCCTACTGTTTTCTTTTCACCAGTAACAGGATCTATAATTTCCTGTGATTCATTTACTGCTCGGTAGGCTTTCTTCCAGTCATTAGGATCAAAGAAACTTGCCGTGCCACCAAAGGTACCTGTTTGAACCAAGTTAAATGTTGCTGCTGGTTCACGAATGTACTCTTGGTTGATCTCATTGATCTTTTCAAGAGTAGTTTGTAGTCCAGGAACTTTCATAATAGCTCCGCCTGCTGAAGCAAGTGGACGAACTATGTTCTTCTGGCTTTCGTTCCAGGCAGACTTAAATGGTTTTACAAAGCCATTGTAATCTTCATCATCGTTCCAAGGAGCAGTTCCAATGTCGTATGCCATCTTTGCGACACCACCAACACCGTAGGCAAGATCTACTCCAAACTTGCCAACATTTTCTACAAGTTTGCCTGTTGTCTCAAGCCCAGTTCCAACACCTTTAACTACACTTGTGGCTACGTCGCCAATTCGATTCCATATACTCACTACATATTCCACAACTGCTTGATAATTGCACGTGTCTCTGGAGATGTATCTGGCAAGTCTGCTACATATGCCAATACTGGCTTAGCTGCTTGAATTGCTGCACGGAAGTTTGTATCATCTTCCTTACGCATTTGTAGCGCTTCTGATCCTGCGCCAGGACCTCGATCAATACCTGTGGTGATTGGTTCGTCCTTAAATTCTGTCTCAGCATAAAGCGGTGTAAGAGGTGCTGATTTTGACATTACCTCTGATGCTGGTATCGAACCAGGTGATTTAGCGAGTGGAGCGCCGGACTTAATAGCCTCTGTCTCAACACCTTCGCCATAGGCAATAGAACCCATTTGTAAATTATCTGTACGCGTGGCATATTTGCCAGGACCTGCTGGACCAGCCAATGGATTCATTGGTGCTGTTGTCATCGGTCCTCCTCTAAAGTCTCTAAGTCTTGCGCCATCTTTTCCCAAGCCTGATTAGTTTCAGTCTTATGGTTAGAATGGTAAATACTTAATTCATATAATGATTCAAAGAATCCTGATAGAACCTGCGTAAAGTTAAACGCAGCTTCTGCGATTATTACTACAAAATCGGAAGAGCGTATAGGACGACGTATTCTGTTATTGTCCATCGCCCTATACACCTTCCATCAAAATAATTAACCCTTTTTTACTGATGTTCCCTTGCGAGCTTTTGCCATCATACCGAAAAAAACCTTGCCGCCTTTTGGCTTAGAGGTATCCTTCTTGCCTTCTACAGGCGTTGACATTGGCGCCTTAGCGCGTGATCCCTTGTTCATATTTACACCTCCCTCACTTATGCTGCGCCGGTAATACCAGCGAGTAGTTGTGCTATATCTGGACGTTGACCAGCAGCAGGGGCCGAACCAGCTTGTGTTTGTGGAGGTTGCTGCGAGGCAGGGGCGGGGGCCGCACCTGCTGCTGGAATCTGTTGCTCCATACCTGGTGCCATAGGTGGCATCTCTGGGCTTGGTGCTGGTGGCGCTTCTGGTGTAAACGCTTTTTCGATAATGTTTTCTAGGGCTTGTCCCTTTTGGCGACCTTGGATAACAGTTGCGATACGGCTGATAATCTCTGAAGGGTCTTGGCCTTGCGCCGCGAGTGACGGTATCGCCTGTGCATACTGAGCAAGAGCAACCCGCAAAGAATCGCGCATTTCTTCAATGTCAACACGTTGTTCCTCCTGCGTAACGTTAAGATCCATTGGGATCTCACGACGTACATAGTCGCGTGATACGAGTTTATCTGAACGCATCTGTAGCAAAGCAATGATGGCACGGTTAGGGTCCATACCAGACATAATTCCGTAGCGTACATCTACGCCATATTCACCCTTGATATCGCGTGATGGGATGTACTTGAGTACATAAGGTGTTCCATCGTCGCTTCCCTTAATAGTCTTAGGGATACCGCCAAATACCTTCTCGTCTGCTTCAAAGCAGAGAGATACAAGTTCTGTAAATAGTCGAGCAAACTGTGCTTGTGCTGCCTTGATCTGTGTATCAAAGCCAGCCTGTAGAGCTTGAACTCCACGACCTGTAACAACAGATGCGTTAATTTCACCAGAACGTGATTCTGGGTAACGAGCACCAAGACGTAGTTCACGCTCAAGAACGCCGGACTCTGTAAAGACTCCAGGTGGTAGTTCTAGCGGTACACGACGGATGCCTTGTGGATTAGCAGAGCGCATAATTGCATCCGGTCCAAGTGCCAACTCTTGCACATCTTGTGGGATAGCAATAGGTGCTTGGATAGATTTTTCAGCAGCTTGGATCTGCAAGATGGCAAAGCGAGCACGGGCCAGTTGGACTGAGAGTACATCATCAAACTGACCACGTGCTTCGCCATCCAAGGAGGAACGCATAACGGTACGTGCCATACACTTACCAAGAATGTTTGGCGTTGAAGATAGAACTAGGTTCTTGCGTTCAGGAAGATATAGCAAATCCTGGTCTTTGTCGTGATATCGAACCATTGATACATAAGGAGAAGATAACTGATACTGGTTGCGACCTAGGATCTGATCGTAAAACTCTGGATACTGTGATGCAAGCGATTCAGCATCGGTAACAATAACCTGAGTAACAGATAGAGTTCTGCCATAACGATCTAGTTCTGGATAAACACCAAATGGGTTAAGCATACGGATACGAGGATTATTATCATCGTAATCCATCTCAACCATACCAACACATATACCGTAGGTATTATACCAATCGGCTGCTGTATACATCTGGAGCTGTAGATCAGAGTTTGCGACATAGAAATTGGCAATACGCGTGCGAGTATCTGCACCCTTACGTGCTGCATCAGAAACCATATTGGTTGCTGAACAGTTAAAGGATGGCAGTGGCGCCATTGCTTCTGCTAAGTCACGGGCTGCTACGTCAATAAAGTTAGCAACGAGAGGCTTTGGATAGTCCTCTGAAAACATCGAAGGAAATACCTTGGAGATATCTCCTTGACGTACCGAAAGCACATCACGCATACGCTGGTCACGCGCTGCTGAACGCGTGCGTAGGCGCGATAACTTCGCGTCAACTTCTTTGACTGATAACAATGGAACTCCTAATAACGGGGAAACTAATTACTTCTTCTTTGTAGCCTTAGTTTGTGCTGCTTTTAAGACTGGCTTAATAGGTCCACCCTTTGCAAGCATACGCTTTGCAGGCTTGGCAGATGATGCTTTTGCTGACTTAACGGGTGATGCCTTCTTAACAACAGCCTTTTTCTTAGCGGCTGTGTTGGCGCGAGAGCGTCGCATCATATCTTCCATATCCATCTTGGAGGTTTTCTTTTCAACGCCAGCACCATACTTTGCTTGGTACTTTGCCATTTCATCAACTTGCTTTTTGATAGACTTTTGAGGAATACCTAGTTTACGAGCTGCTGCATAAAGACGAGAAGGATTTTCAAATCTATCCTTACGTGTCTCTGTTGTTTCGTCAGTGCTTACAAAAAAGTTTTCAAACTTGTCAGCGTTTGTTCTGCCACTAAACTTGTATCCACCAACACCGCCAACTTTAGGGAAGGCTCCCTTTGGCTTGCTTAATTTCTTTGGTGCCATCTTTATTCTCCTTGGTTGGTAAAATTACTTCTTCTTCATATTCTTGTTACTCATAAGTTGCTTTAGTGATCCACCCTTTGCAACTCCACGCTTTGTGCGAGGTTCCTTAGTAAGAGCCTTAGCACCAGCCTTAGCACCTTTAATAAGTAATTCCGATGGAGCCATTGCGGCTTTTGTAGCAAAACCAACTGCTTTACCAGCAGCGCCAGCAATCTTTTTTGCGTCTTTCTTAATGCCAATAACTGCTTGAGTCTTTTGTCCTGCGCGAGCAGCTTTCTTCTTAGCAGCAGCGCTCATAGGTGCTGGTGAGTATGATCTTGATTGACGCTCCATACGCTTTAGTGCGTTGAGTTCAAATTGCTGATCCATACTAAGCTTGCCACTTGCTAGCGCTCCCTTGCCTGCAGAAAGCTTCTTTAACTTTGCTTTATCAGCATCAGTCATCTTCTTCATTTCTATCTCCTTAGATTACTCTCATTTTATTTTGTTCTGCGAACGCTTCTTCCAAGTTGATGACTGTTCGCTTGCCTAGCTCTTGGCGAGATAGGAATGGATTTTTCATATGGTGGGTGGCATACTTACCGTAGTTGAGCATCTCACGTGCTCGGATCTCACAGAACCACAAAGCCATCACCATATCGGTCTTACCCTTAGTCGTTGGAGTCCAGGTAATTAACTGCTCGATCAGAGCCTTGATATTCTCGGTCTGATCTGATGGCAGATGTATTAAGTTATCTCGATGGTGCTTACCATCAAACTGCTTAGTACCAAAGAGGGTAGACATAGATGCCACACCGAAGCCGGCATCCCACTTGTTAGAACCAGTATGGTGTTCCTTGAACTGCACTCCGCGTGAAGCCAAGTGCATACGGATACCTTCGTCCTGGGTTAGGAAGGACTGAAAGGCGTTCTTTTCGACGATCCACTCTGAGGGGGAGTAGAGGGATGTCCAATCAAAAATAAGATTACGGATATCGGCTGGAGACGGGCGGCTAATTTTAATAGCATCTACTATGTACCTCTTGCTCGTTGATCGGTCAATGGCATAGCAGATAGCTGCAGTATCACCAATCATTGCAGGGTCTAGTCCACAGATATAAGTAAAGCCGTTTAAGTCTCTAGGATGGCCTGGGTGACCGGCAACTAAGTTGCCTGCCTTACGCATACCGTCAATAGATCCCTTTACACATACGGGATCAAAGGCAGCGTTTTCAGAAACATCCTGCTGTTGATATACTAAAGCCCAGGTGCTTGCATCCATCGCCTGGCGTTCGTTGTAAAGGTTACGTCCTGACCACCGAGGGTATAGGCCGTCCTCATTCTTGTCAGATTCTAACTGTCCGTCAAATGGAGCATCAGATGCTGGCCATAAGGTAACCCACTTGTCGGGGTCTTCATCTGCCTCAAGAAGCGCCGGCATCGCTAGATACTTCCAAGGAACTTGGCCACCTGGGTAGCGGTCCTCTGAGCGTAGCTCGCGGTAGAGGTCAACGGATGCTACACGAGTTCCGATAACAATCAATTTACCCGTAGGGTTCAAACGGGATCGCACATCCTGGGTCAACCAGCGGATCTGCTTCTCAAACTCATTGGCGTTCTTAAGAGTGACCGCGTCGTCTACGATAATCATATCTGCACGCTTACCGTAGATCTGACCACCGATACCGACGGCTTCGATGTTTGGGTCTTTTTCAGATGACTCACGGAGTTCATCACCAAAGGTGACACGGGTTGCCTGCCACGAAGCAGTCTTAGAGTTAAACCCTACGCCAGCAGCATACGCAGTCTGTAGATCTTGATACATTGGATGCGTCAGACGTTGCTTGATGGCGTAGAGAAAGTCGGCAGCTAACTGCTGCGTTTGGGATACGATCAGTACTCGAAAGTTAGGATTCCTACATACCTGCCACGTCACATAGTCCACCGTGATCGTGATGGACTTGGCGTGGTTGGGCGGGATATTTATCAGAACGCGGTTGGCCGCAAGTCCTGGCTCAAACTTCATAGAGGGGTGTAACCACTCAGGCTCTCGCCCTTCGATTACATCCACGATATTCTGCTGGTGAGCAAAGGTGCGGCTATGCAGGAAACGTTGCCGGAACTCTGCAAAGGTTAGGTCGTGTACATCGCCAGAGGCAAACTGCTTATCCTTTAGCCCTAGGCGGGTTCGATCTACTTTATCTGCAAAAACCTTGTCTGTGCGACGGTAGTACTCATAAGTCTTAATGGACTTGCCAGCCGAGGCAGTTGCTGCCTCAACGGTCATACCTTCTGCGACGGCGCCGAGGATAACTCGCTTGGCGATGTCTGCTGAGTTATCAGCCATTAGACTCCTAGGACCGGCTGGGCCGGAATTGATTTTATTATCGGGCTGAGCAATTTATCGGATCTATGTATTAGATAGACCCCACTATCCTCCCTTATCACCCCGTAAACCGCAGGCCGCAGGGGGCAGGGGGTCTCATCCGCAGGGCAGGCAGCACCCCCCGTTGCTAATTTTTTGTGCGCATACATCTATAATCCCCAGAAAGAAATATTTGCTAAAGTGAAAGGCCGAAAGTGGCCTCTGACCTGCACTTTTACCAATGTGATGAAGGTCACAATAATAAAACGGGAAATGCTCTAAATTTCCTGCCTTATATACAGTAGGGGAGCAAAGCGGGGAAGACCTTTGCGACCCGTCCGGTTGGCCTCTCACGAG